AGCTCCAGTATGTTTAATTTTGCCATCACCACCAGATTTACTACCAAACTCTATCGTTACATTATCTGGTATACTAATATCATCAGAGAATGTAGAAAGACCAGCAATATTGACATTACTTAAGAATGTTGCTGGAGTTCCTGTTTGAATATTATCTGTAGATGCAACACCTGTTAAACCTGTTCCATCTCCAACAAAACTTGATGCAGTTACAATACCAGAGAAAGTAGCATTACCATTAGATGCAATGGTAGCAGCAGTTCCTACTTTTAATCCTGCTAGGAAGTTTGCCTGTGTAGAGGTGATTATATTATCAGTAGATGCAACACCAGTTAAACCTTCACCACTACCAACGAATGTAGTTGCAGTTACGATTCCTGAGAAAGTTGCGTTTCCATTAGCAGCAATAGTAGCAGCAGTTCCTACATTTACTGCTGTTACTGTAATGGTTGGATTACCTGTTAATCCTGCAGCAGTTCCTGAAGTGTTTTGATTACCAGATTCATTAACACCTGGTAGATTGATATTTGCAGATCCATCAAAAGATACTCCACCAATATTTCTAGCAGTTTCTAATGCAGTAGCCGTAGCAGCATTACCTGTTGTATCCTGATTACCTGACTGATTGACACCTGGTAGATTGATATTGGAAGTTCCGTCAAAGGATACTCCACCAATATTTCTAGCAGTTTCTAATGCAGTAGCAGTAGCAGCATTACCTGAAGCATCTCCAGTTACATTACCTGTTAAAGGCCCTGTAAATCTGGAGGCAGTTATAATACCAGCAAATGTAGCATTACCATTATTAGAGATAGTAGCAGCAGATCCAACAACAAATCCTTTAGCTGTAACTATACCAACAAAGTCAGAATCACCCGTTGATGTAAGAGTAACTCCCGTTCCAATCTTAACTTTATTAGTAGTACCCTCGATAGTAACTGATCCAGTTCCTATCGTTAATATTCCAGTAATACGGGCATCACCTTCAACTATTAATGATGTACTTGCTGAACCTGCTTTTACATTAACACCACCTTGAAAAGATGATAATCCAACAAACGTAGATACACCAGCAGTTACATGTAAACCTTCATTACCAGTCTGCTGTATTCCCTTAGTTGCAGTAACAATACCAGTAGAATAGATATCAGTTACAACATCATAATTTAATGTAGTAGCAGTTAAAATTCCACTAAAGTATCCATTAGTAGCAGTAATAACACCGACACTCATTCCAATGCCAGATACATTACCTTGCAATAATGCTTCATGTAATGTAGAACTAGTATCTAATGATGTGCTATCAATTCCTACCCAATTTGTTCCATTATAAATTAATAATTCTCCAGCAGAAATATCTGTTCTAACACTACTATCTACATCTTCAAGATCATCAAGACGAACTGCTCCACCACCACCAAAAGATGATAATTGCTGTTGAACTCTATTTACAAATAACCTGTAATGCTCTTGTAATTGATCTAGAGTTACAAAATTTTGATCTAGAGGAGTTAAAGGATCTTCATTATTAACCTCTGGTGGTTCTGCTAATAAGTTCTCTTGAAGAATTTGTTTCTGTGTTTCTTTTAATCCCTCTACAATATTGCGGAGTTCATTAATATCTAAATCAGTATCAGTAAATTTAGTTTTTAATTTGGAAAAATCTTTTCTTACATCTTTAATATCTTTATCATAATATTTTACTTCTGGGAGATTTGTAATTTTCTCCTGCAATTCATCAAAATACTCTTTAAGAGATCCAGTGATTGTATTTTGAGATTCAATATTTTTATTATTAAACTCTTTTACCTTTTTCTCAATATTTTCTTTTAGTAGATTATATTGACCTAATATTTGTTTTTTTAACTTCCTGTCATCATCCTTTAAATGAAGCCTATATTCATGTATTTGATCAGAAGATTTTTTTAATTCTTCATATATTTTGTTACTAGTTTCTTCTAAATCTATTCTTAAATTATCAATTTCAATTTTCTTATCAAAACTTTTTACTTCAATATCTTCTCCAAATTGTTTAATCTCTTGATTAAACTTATATTCTAAAGAATTTATATCATCTTCATGATTAACTTTTGCATCAGATATAGATTCTTTTAATTGAGCAATATCCTCTTCATAATGACGAATTTCTGGGAGACTTTTGAGACTACTTTCAAGACTTTCAATTTGATCATCATAATACCGTATCTCTGGTATGCTCGCAGCGTTTGTACGTACTTCTTCCTTTAGTTCATCAATTAAATTACATATTGCAGATATTTCACCATCATATGTCGGGATATTTTCTTTAACATCTTCTACATAAGCAGTTAATTCTTCTAACTGCTCGTCATAGTATTTTATTTCTGGTATCTCTGGTATATCTTGTCTAACTTCATCTATTAATTTTATTACACCATCATACTGCTCTTCAATAGAACAAGGTGCAGCATCTATGGGTTCTTCTTCTTCCTCTTCAGGTTCTATAAACTTATCGACAGATGGTAATTTATTTTCTACTATAACTTCATCTACAGATGGTAATTTATTTTCTACTATAACTTCATCTACAGAGGGTAATTTATTTTCAATTATAACTTGATCCACGGAGGGCAATTTCTCTTCAGTTATAATTTCATCAATTGATGGTAACTCCTCGTAGAAGTCATCAATTGACGGCAACTTGTCCGACATCGTATTAGTAAATAAAATACTTTGGGATTTCTCTCCCCTGATTTATTTAGAGTCTTTAGGTAATTGAGATTTAAGCATTTTTTGAAGTTCTGCAGTAGAACCAACAAACAATGCGTTATTAACAGTAGACGGGCCTTTTTGCTGAGTTTCTTCTTCTACATCTTTAAGTTTTTTCTGAAGATCCATTAACTTATCAGTCGCATCAGAAACACTCTTAATTAACTGACCAGCAACTTCATATGCTCTAGGCATCTCACTGTCTTGTGCAAGTTCAAGAATACCATTAATTGCTTCCTGACCTTTCTCTATAATACTGTAGAGATTACCACGAGTATATTCATAATCTTTAGTTATATCATCCTTAGTTAATCTATCTGGTTTAGTTAGACCAGTATTTGTAACATTAGTAAGTTGATCCTTTCTTGTAGCACAACCACCTTCAGGAGTTTCAGAAACTTCTACATTAAATGCATCATCTAAATTGGTTTTCTTCATGAGTATGAACCATCAAATCCAAAGTCATCACCTAGTTCTATTAACGCAGTATCTACACCAACACCCTCTGCATTATCAGTATAATCAATACCTTTAACATCAGTTCCTCTTACATGACCAACTGCAAGGGTCTTATCTTGACCCCTCTTAACAGTAAGTTTATTACCAGTAATCTTAGAAACATACATCTCTTCACCTTCAATTTCAATATATTTCTTAACGGTAACTGAAGATCCATTATCGACATTAACTTCAGTTGTAATTGCATCAATATCTTCAGAAAGATTTGTAACAACATCTCCCGTATAATCCTTGATTGCTCTAGGTTTAACAGCATAAGTAACATCTCTTTGTGTGCTCTGAGAACCACCAGCAAGATAACGAACAGAAACAGACTTGACGATATCTTTGGATGCAGAAGAAACAGGGCCAAATAAGTATGTCTTAGCAGTAAATCTTAAAGTATATGTAAGAACTCTTCTGGAAGTATAATCACCTTCATAATCATCTTGCATTGTAATATTTTCTAAAATAACAGGCACATCCTTTTTCTCATTTATATCAGAAAGAAGATTGATTGTTAAATTATATTGTGGTTGGAAATATGGTAAAATCTGTTCTACAATTTGTAATGCATCATCATTTAACTTACACATAATAGCAAGTTCAAATTGCATATTATAAGGAACTGGAACATATGTTTTCTTAATATCTGTGCCATCATCTGGATTTTTAACAGTAATCTGCTGAGTTGTTGTTACCTTTCTAGATGGATCATATGTCAAACCATTAAACTCAAAAGACATTCTTGGTAATGACATTTGAGTTGCTTGACTCAACTCAGGTGCTTGTTCTAATCTTGCTAAAAACTTCTGTATAGGCCCATATGCCAAAGGAACTTTCACAGTTGAATTTTCCTGTTTAATAGTTATACCATTAAACAGTGTTCCAAAACCAATAATTGTT